GAAAGTTACTTTCGTATATCGTGGCGTTGCTTACACAAGAGTAATCGGTTAGGCGATCTTGGGGAGGTTCGATTCCTCCCTACTCAATTTGGCTTTTTGCCCGTACGCGGATACCAATTAGCCGTCATGACGGTGGGATAGACCACAAAACATAGTGAGTCCAATTAAGACTCATCACTTTTCACGCGTGAAGACGAAGTAATATACCCTCAATTTTTAACGGAAAATGGCTCAACAGTCCACAGCGATGCAAGCCTCATTAACTATCCCCGGTCAGAGTAATAGCTCCGGTGATAGACGTGCTTTGTATCTTAAATTGTTTTCCGGAGAGATGTTTAAAGGATTCCAGCACCAGACAATAGCTAGGGATCTTATTATGAAGAGAAGTCTTACCAACGGTAAGAGTTTGCAGTTCATATATACAGGTCGTACATCGGCGGAATATCATACTCCCGGAAACAGTATCCTCGGAAACTCCGACGGTACACCTCCAGTAGCAGAAAAAACAATCACTATTGATGACCTTTTAATTTCTAGTGCATTTGTCTATGAATTAGATGAGACACTTGCTCACTATGATTTGAGATCTGAAATTTCAAGAAAGATTGGTTTTGCTCTTGCTGAGAAATATGACAGACTAGCTTTCCGTGCCGTTACACGCGGTGCGCGTCAAGCGAGTCCTATCACTAAGACTAGCTTCGTTGAACCCGGTGGTACACAAGTAAGAGTGGGATCTACAACTAATGATTCTGACGCTTATAGTGCAACTAACCTAATCAACGCTTTCTACGATGCAGCTGCTGCATTAGACGAGAAAGGTGTTAGCTCTGAAGGTAGAGTAGGTGTTCTTAACCCAAGACAATACTATTCACTTATCCAAAACGTAGGTTCTAACGGTCTAGTAAACCGTGATGCTCAAGGTTCTGCATTGCAGACTGGTAACGGCATCATTGAAATTGCTGGAATCAAGATCTACAAGTCAATGAATATTCCATTCCTTGGCAAGTATGGTGTTGCTTATGGTGGAACAACTGGTGAAACATCACCTTCTAACGTAGGTTCATTTGTTGGACCAACAATGGAAGATGCTGAAGATTCAGACACAGGTATAAACAACGACTACGGCGCACAAACTAACTTCACTTCTTCTTGCGGATTAATATTCCAAAAAGAAGCAGCTGGTATGGTTGAAGCAATCGGACCACAAGTTCAGGTAACTTCTGGCGATGTTTCAGTTATCTACCAAGGTGACGTAATTTTAGGGCGTTTAGCATGCGGTGCGGATTACTTAAATCCAGCAGCTGCTGTTGAATTATACGTTGGTGCTTCTGCTCCTTCTGCATTCTAAAACTATTTATACGGGAGCTTCGGCTCCCTTTTTTTTTATTTATATATTATGGCTATTCCTACCACAAACTCTGCTAGTGAATTACCAGCAGTAAATCAAATATTGCAGACGGTTGGTCAAGCACCTGTAACGACACTCGATCAAACCAACCCAGACGTTGCGATTGCATACGATACGCTTTTACAGGTGTCAAGGGAAGTACAATCAGAAGGCTGGACATTTAATAAAGAATTTGATTATCCATTTACTCCAGACAGTAATAAAGAAATATTAATACCATCTAACATTTTACAAATTGATCTTGCAAGAAATGAGTCAGTTAGTAAAAGCTACGATGTAGTGAGAAGAAGTGGAAAATTATATGACAGACGCAAGCATTCATCACAATGGGATTCTGTAATGAAATGCGATGTTGTCTGGTTATTTGACTGGGTAGATTTACCACGTCCAATTCAAGATTACATTACTGCTAGAGCAGCTTGTTTTACAGTAAGCAGAATTGTTGGAGACGCAAATCTTTATAAGATGTGTCAACAAAAAGAAGCATACATGAGAGCTATGGCACTCGAGTATGAATGTAACCAAGGTGAGTTTACTTTCTTTGGACATCCAAAAGATGGAAACTTTTACACCAGCTATGAACCTTATCATGCCTTACACAGATAATGCCTAATGTCACACAAACAGTTACTAACTATTTAGGTGGAGTATCTCGCCAACCTGATACAAAAAAATTACCGGGACAGGTTACTGAAGCAGTTAACGCTTATCCAGATCCAACTTTTGGTTTAACAAAGAGACCCGGTTTTAAATTTTTAACAAATTTGGGAAACGCGAATATTTATGACGACGCTAAATGGTTTTATATACACAGAGATGGAGACGAAAAATATATAGGTTGCATTAAAGGTACAGCTATCTATATATGGAATGCTACATCAGGTATACAAGCAACAGTTAGTTATACAAATAATGCTAATACCAGTTATTTAACAGGCAATACTGCTAATGATTATGACGTATTAACTGTTCAAGATACCACCTTAATTACTAATAAAACAAAAACAATTACTACACAGGCTGCGCCATCATTCACAGCCAACTCTGTAGGTACAGTTAGACTTCGTGCTGTTACTGTAAGTACACAGTATGATGTCACAATTAATGGAACAACAGTTGGTTATACATCTGGAGGTACTCAAGCTACAGCTGATACGATCTTACTTAATTTAAAAAATAATATTGATGCGTTAAATATATCTGGTCTGACTGTTACTAGATTAGATAATTCATTAGAGTTATCTGGTACTTCTACATTTACTTTGTCTGGTAAAGGTGGAACAGATAATGAAAGACTTGATACTTTTCAGGATCAGGTAGCTAACGTAGGTACTCTCCCAGACAAAGCTTTACATGACAGAGTAGTAAAAGTTTTAAATACTGAAAGTAATGATGATACATATTATGCAAGATTTAGAGCTGATAATGGTGTTTCAGGTAATGGTTATTGGGAAGAATATATTGCACCCAACGTATCACCGGGTTTAGATGACACTTCTATGCCACATGAATTAGTTAATACAGGTCTGAATACTTTTACATTTAGATCAGTTTCATACACTAACAGATTAGTTGGTGATGATACTACTAATACACATCCAAGTTTTGTAGGAAAAAAGATACAACAAGCTTTCTTCCATAGCAGTCGATTAGGTTTCTTAGTTGATGATAATGTTTCATTAAGTCAGGCTAATGAGTTTTTTAACTTTTACCACGTATCAGCTAGAACACAAATAGCTTCTGACCCAGTTGATTTAAGTACTTCAAGTATTAGACCAACACTTTTAACAGGTGTCCTACCTACTGCGCAGGGTTTGATCTTATTTAGTAAGAACCAGCAGTTTCTAATGTTTGCACCTAACGGTATATTCACACCAACTACAACTATTATTCGTGGTATCTCAAACTATGAGATGGACATCAATATAGATCCTGTAGATAACGGAAACACTATGAATTTCGTTAGTAAAACTCCCGGTTACACTCGTATTTATCAAATGCGTACATCTGGTCAAGAAATGAACCCAGTGGTATTAGATATAGGACGAGTAGTTTCAGAATATATACCAAGTAACATAACTGATTTAATTGCTAGTCCGCAAAATAGCTTTATTGCTATGTGGGGTACGTCTGCATCTAATGTTTATTTCTATAGAACATACAGTAATGGTCAAGAAGAAATTATGCAGGCATGGTTTAAATGGCAATTACCGGGTAATGTTCAAACACTTGCTGTAGATTCGGATGTTATGTATGCCGTTACAATGCAGGGTGGTAAATATACTTTATGTAGTGCAAGTCTTAACCAGACTCCTGAAGAATCAATACTTGTAAACTCTAATGGGGATAAGATGAACCCCTGTGTAGATTTATATGCTACTGCTTCATCAGTTGTATATGACGAAACAGATCCAATAAATCCATTTAGTAAGTGTTATATACCATTTGAAAATGTAAGTACATTAACTCCAGTTCTTGTGATTGGTAGTGATCTAAGTGCTTTACAAAATCAAACTTATGTTGAATCGGGTTTTACTATTACACCTACAGTAGCTACTGACGGAACAGGAACCTACTACAAAGTACCTTTTAAAAATTTAACAAGTGTAGCTAACAAAGTTATTGTTGGTTTTAAATATACATTTGACGTTGAGTTACCAACTACATATTACAGATTAGATCCTAATGGTTTTCAAACTGATTTCACCGCTAACTTAACTGTGGCAAGAATGAAGTTTTCTACAGGGTTGTCTGGAGTATTAGCATTTAAATTAAAACGTAATGGTGCTAATGAATATAACGATGTACAGCCTATTGCACTAGCTAATTTTTATTTAGCTAATGATGTACCTTTAGCTGATCAAACAGTTGTAACAGTACCTATACACCAACGTAATACAAATTTTGAATTAAAAGTTTCAAGCGATTCACCTTTTCCGGTTTCATTGGCTTCAATGATGTGGGAAGGATTTTACACACCACGTTTTTACAGGAGAGCATAAATGTCATCAGGTCGAAGCCAGCAGAATGCAATTATTGATATGCAAAATAAGCAGACTGCTGCACAATATGAATTGGATCTTAAGAACTATCTATATCAATATGGATTAGAAGCTCGAAGAGATGATGAAGGAAATATAGTCAAAGATGAAAATGATGAAGTCGTCTTTGATCAGACGTATGATGCTGATGGTTCCAAAGCTGGAGCTATTCAAGATCAATACGAATACGCACAAGAAGGTTTAGCCTTAAGAGAACAAGCTGACAAAGAAACACACGAATATCAAACTGAAACTGCTAGACAAAACTGGGAACAGGGAAAGTCAATGCAGCAATTCCAGTGGGATCAGGAAGATAGGGTATATAGAAAAAACATTGATCAAAATAATAAACAGCTTGATTTTAATGAACTTGAATTTGCTGATGCAATAGCAAGAGAAGGTGCAGTTTTAGATGAACAGTTTATTGGAGCTGCTTTTGAAAATCAAAGTTTAATACAAGATTTATATGAAGCAACTGGAACAGCTGGTTTTTCTAAAGCACAAGCAACATTAGGTTTAGAATCAAAAAAAACTGCTGCTGAGTATCAAAAACAAAAGCAATTAGTTAATTTAAAACAAAATACTAAAGCTGCTGATTTCAGAACAGGTGGCGAACAATTAAATATTTTAGATCGTCGAGGTCAGGCTGAATTTCAAAAAGGAAATATTAGACAAGGTGTAGCTGAACGAGAAGCTAATCGTAGATTTCAGTTAGCTGGAGTTTTATTAGATACTAAAACTAGAACACAGATGACTGATTATCAAAACGAGATAATTAGACGTGAGCAGAGAAAACAAAGTATGGATGCTGCTCATCAAAATCAAGAGTCAACTATAAGAGCATTACAAGCATCTGGACAAGCTCAACTTTCACAAGCTGGTAGATCTCAAGGTAAGGCTGTGCAAATGATTATGTCTGAACTTGGTAGAAATAATGCTTATCTTGCTGATACTTTAGTTCGTGGTCAAGAAACAGCTGAAACTAGAATGAAGCAAAACAAGATTAATAATCTTAATGCTATACAAAAAGCTGCTTTAGCTGAACAGCAAATTAATTTTAGTACTGTTCAAGATATCAATAGATCTTTGATGAGTATTAATGAAGTTGAACGTGGTTTAAAAATTGGAGATGCAAAGAGCCAATTAAACTTGGATGAAATTAAGCAAGCTGTAATGAACAATGTTGAAAATACAACTTTAGATGTTCAAAATATTTATAAGAATTTTCAACAAGCACAAAATGAAACAGGTCTAACTTATAAAAAGATAGATTTTGATTTGGCTAATGTCGGTACAAGATTTCAAAATAACCAAGATATTTTACGTGCAAACTTACAAAGTGCAGTAAGAGCAAGTGAAATGAATATGAAAGATATCTATAGAAATAAAAAAAGTGCTGATTTAGCTGCTGAAGCTAGGAAAATGTTAGACCCTTCAGTCGGTAGAGAAGATATAGATTTAGATCAATTCCAACCATTAGATATACCACTTCCTATATATCAAGACCCAATGGAACCAAAAGTACCACCAGCTCCAATATCAGGTGCTATGCAATCACAAATGGGTATGGGTGCAGCTCTTCCCGGTGCAGCTTTAACTGGACTTACTATGGGATTAGGTACTGCCGCTTTTGCAGGCTCAGCAGCTGGAAGTGCAATGCTAAGTAATATGGGTATAACAATGGGAGCTGGACCTTTAGGTCTAGCTGTGGGGCTTGGATCATTCGCATTAGGACTATTTTAAAAAAATGAGGAACTTATCTTTTAGAGGGTACGCCCAAAGAAAAGGTTTTGCTCCACAACAAGTTCCTGATGAGACGTGGAAACTTGAACAAGAAACGAACCGCTCTCTACGGGGAATGCGTGAAGTACGTGATCAAAACCGAGCTAATAGGAGTGACATGTTACAAGCACTCCAAGCTAACAATGTCAAAGAAGAACGTCAAAGAGATTCAAATTTTAATCTTTTAAACGATTTTAAAAAGGCATATCACAATGCTGAAATGCAGCATTATGAAGTGGCAATACAAGATGCCAGAACTGGAGAGATAGAAGCAAGAAGAAATTATAATGAATTTGAAAAATTAAAAAGTCTTATACCAAAAGCATGGAGTGCGTACGTAGGGTTTGAAGCAGGCAGACTAGATAAAGCTTTGGGTAAAAGCCAAGAAACACTTACTAATTTTTACGGAATAGTTGGAAACCTTGGTCTTGATGTAACTGAAGTTAGAAGTCATGTAAATGATGCATTAAAAAAAGGTGTAGGTGTTGGTGAATATTTAAAAGATATTTATACAAATCCAGTTATTCAAAACCAAATTAACGAGACATTTAAAGGTTATAGAGGTTTAGCTTTACAAAAAGGTATGATTGATCGTGCCTATGCACCGGGAGGTGTTTTAGCTAATCAGTTTAATGAACGTGCAGCTATGCCCATGCCGGGTAAAAAAGAATCTTTTAATCAACAATTAGCTGATCCAAATGATATAGATGGAAAAATTGCTCATGGTTATTTAGATGTAGATAGAGCAAATGTTACAAAAAGATTTCTTGAAGGTGGATATTCTTCTGGATTTGTAGCTGATTATATTTCAAAAAAACAAGATGAGTTTTATGGTTTAAAACGTAAACTTGTTAATGATCAAGTATCTACTAATCTACAAACTGCAAACACTAAAGCTAATAAAGAAAACTTACAAGGATTTATAAACGAGTATAAAGACGATCCTATGAGAGGAGTTCTTGAGTGGATTGAAATGGGAGAAAATAAATCTGCTAGATGGGGATTTGCTGGTAACGTTATAGATCAGATGTTTGAGTCTGGTGAGTTGGATAGAACTGATTACAATAAAATGTTTCGTTCACCAACTAAGTACAATGGCAAGGAAGAACAAGCTGGATTACAACGTAAAAATGAATTTTCTCGTTGGGATAAAACACTGCATGATAGAGAAACTCAGAATAGAAAAACAGAAACAGATCGTAAAAAGAATGTAGGTAGCCAAGCTCAGCAGATGTATATACAGACAGCAATGTCTACTGGTAATAGATTAAACGCTGCATCTATGGAAAAGATTCATGGATTTATGGTTAGCAGTGGTATGACTAAATCAGATATTGATACATATGCACCATGGTACAAAGATGAAATGAATCGTGAAGCTATGCCTATTGAAAATGCAAAACGATATGCAAAGCTTTTACAAAGAGATGGACAGTTTACTGTCTCAGCAATGATTAGTTCGATGCCACCATCTTTATGGAAAGAATATTTACCTAAAACAAACGAAGGTCTGAACATTGACGAAGATGCGTTAGATGAGGCATATGGAGTATTAGAATCTGAGATTGCCACGGTTACAAGCCAATTAAATTTAGATCCTAAAAGTCGAAAGTCAAATACAAAGCATATGTTTAAAGTAGCTAAACGTAAATTCTTTCCTAAGTTATTATCTGCGATAGCAGCCGGTGAAAATGTTGATGCAAATGATGCGATAGATAGAATCTTAACAAAAGAACTTGATTTAGTAAAAAACGGAGAAGGTATATATCAAATTAAAAAAGATGCTAATGGAAAACCTTTACTACAAACTAAAGCTGGTTTTGCATACTTTGATGGATTACAAATTGATCAACGTCTTAACGATATTGAAGATCAAATCCTTGAAGATATTAGTGTTATACAAGAACCCGATTTCTTTGGATCAGATGTAGAGCAGATTATTAAATATAGTGAAGGTAAAGGTATGATGCCTATTTCTTTACAGGTAGCTCATGATGCTGCACCTAACCTTAGCTATAAAGATATAACTAATGCAGTACGTGTTGCTAATGATCTAGATCCTATAGAATATTATGGTATTGAAAAAGTAGAGAATATTGTTTCTCCAGAGTTTAAAAAAGATATAACTAACAAACCATCTTTACATAAAGTAATCAATGCAGTTATAAATACAGCTGAAAATGCTGGAACTATAGCCGTAGCTGATCAATTAATAACTGAAGCTTTAATACCTAAAGATATTTACAACTACAACGAAAATGATCCTTACGATGTTGTTCGTAATTCTGAAGGATTAAATATATCTACTGACTTATTTAAGAAACCAGCAACAGAACTTTCTTTTGCTGAGGTTAAGAATGCACTAGGTTCAAATATGCTTAACAGTTTTGGTGCGTTTGATTTAACATCTGAAGATTTGTTTAGAGCTGAATTTAAAGGTGAAATTGGTGATAGTTCTATTTTGACACCTGAATTACAACGACGAATTTATAGATCTAAATTACAAGATGATACTTCCAAAATATTTGTAAATGGAATGTATCAAGCTATCCCGGGAATTGGTCATGAAAACTATGAGTCTTTAAAAGCTTCTAAACCAATAGAAGCAAACCCGGAAGACATGGCATCTATATTATTAAATTTTGCTGATACGATTGGAATCAATGCTTTCCAATTAACAGATCATGCCTTGGACACATTAAATGAAAAAGTAAAACAAAATGAATAGTTTTGAAGAATATCGTAAGAATGCTTACGAGCGTGCCTTACAAGATTCAGAGGAACGCAAGCGTGTAGAACAACAACAAGCTGAAGCTTTAAAACAAGAAGCTGTAAAAGAACAAACACAGCAAGTTGATACTCCTGTAAAAAAACCTAAAGAAACTAATAATATTTTTAGTAAAGACTTTAAGTATAAGAAACCAGAAGAGATATTTAGTCCGGCTGCTATTGAAGGTAGAAACGCAGTAGTTGGTGGTCTAACTGATTTTTATAACAGTGTTGCTTCTGTACCTAAATTCTTAGATAAAGACTTTTATAAACCTACTGACCCAGCTAATCCTTATAAATATGATGCACCATGGTTAATTAAAAATAAACCTGTCACTGAAACTGTGTGGGGGAATTTTATTAGAAGTGGTGTAGAGATGGTAGCTGGATTTAGGTTTATGGGTAAGATGTGGGGTCGTCCCGGATTAAAAGGATTGGCAACTAAAGCTAAGGCTTCTGCTGTTGGTCGTATTGGTATGGCTGCTACACAAGGTGCTGCTTATGACTTAGTTAGTAATCAATCACAAGAATCTAATTTAGCCAGAGTATTAGTAGATGCGTTTCCTGATAAAGCTGGCTTTTTAGAACCATTAGCTACAAATGATACTATGTCTCCAGCTATGAAATCCATGTACAACATTATGGATGGATTAGGTATTGGTTCATTTCTTGATATGGCTGCTGAAGGAGTTGGTTGGGGATTAAGAGCTAAATCTAAAGCTGTTAAAGCAGCCCAGAAAAAGATTACTGGTAATGCTGATGATTTACAAAAAGCTGTCGATAATAGTATTGACGTAGATTATGCTGCAAGAGAAGCAACAGTTTTAAAAGGTGCTAGACAGCTATATGAAAAAGCTGAGTATCGCAAATACACTAATAAGACTAAAAAAGCTGGTGTTGAACCTTTAACAAAAGCACAGTTTCTTAAGCGTAATAAGACATGGGACAGATTAAAGTCTGAAGAGCAACTTGCTAAGATGAATGACTTTGCTAGTAAAAATGATATTGATTGGGGTGATTACAGAGATAGCACAATACATAGCAGACAGAAAGGTAAGGCTAATAAAGACTTACAAATTGAACAGCTAGAAAAAGATATATCTACTGGAAAACCTAGACCGAACCCAGCTTATTACAAAGGTGGAGATATTACTGATAACCAAGCATTAGTCAGTGGAAATAATCCTACTGAAGGTGTAAGAGACATGATTGAAATTAGGAATAATCCTAATCAAAAATATGGATCTCCTAGAGGAACCATGACTGAAGCAAACATCCGTAGAGTTGAATATACAGCTCCCGGAATGATGCTTGATGAAATTAATGCTGTTAGTAAAAAACTAAAAGCTAGTCCTAGTTATCAAAGAATGTTTGAAAAGGTAACTAATAAAGCTGTTACCGCAGATATGGCAAAAGCCTATAAAGATATTATAGGATTTCTTGATCAGTCAGGTCATAGCAGATTAATAGATGTACCAGAACAAGATTTAATAGATTTTCTAGGACCTAAAGGAGACCGCATAAAGTTAGAAGGTAAAAAAATACCCTTTTTAGATATAGAGCAAGTTAATGCTGTCGATGTCATAACTGGTCAAATGTTATTTGAAGCAAGAGATCTAGCTAAGGCTAGTTTAAGTGTTGCTGATAAAATTGATGTTTCTGCATCTGGTTCTTTATTAGATGGAATATTTGCTAGATATACAGCATTAGCACGATTAAGAAAAGAAGCTAGTGGTGCAGCGTCTGCTAGATTAAGAGGTTTTAATTCTGGTCCTTTAACTAAAAAAGAATTAATTGCTAGAGCATCTGATGAAGCAGCTCAAGAAGTACAACAGCTTAAAGAAGTTATGAAGACTGACCCTTCAAATTCTTTACTAGAAGGTTTTTTACATTTCACAGCAGAATCTAATGGAAAGAAACAGACCTTTAAAGACTTTAATGAGTTTTATCGTAATAAGCTTAGAGGTTACAAGATGGGTGATAAGTACGAAAGAAACGCAATCTTAAACGAAATGATGTCTATGGGGATGAACTCCATGTTATCTGGTCCTAAAACTCAAGCACGAGCGTTAGTAGGTACTGGTTTAGGAACTACTATGCGTCCAGTAGCTACAATACTTGGTGCATTTGGACAAGCAGATGATTCAGTTTTAAGAGGTGCTTATGCAAGTCTTGGTGGAATGTTTGAAGCCAGAAATGAAGCTTTTAGAAAAGCAGTTGCTGACTTTAATTCTTATGCTATGAAAGAAGACGGATGGAGAGGTTATATAAAAAATAAAAAAGATGAAGAATGGGAAGGCATGCTGGAATGGGCAGCAACTAGAGGAACATTAGGTGATAAAGCACAAGCTAAAATTGCTAACTCTTTACGTGAAATAAATAAACTGCCTGTCTTTAATTATGGTCCTAGAGTAATGAGATCTATGGATACTTTCTTTTCCCAAATAATTGGTAGAGGAAGACAAAGACAATTAGCATTTAATGAAGTTTATGATAAATACAAAGCACAAGGTATAACTGTTTCAGATGCTGATCTTGATAAATTAGTAAGAGAAGCTGAAATCAATTTTGAAAATAAAGTATTTTCTAGTGATGGTCGCATTACTGATGAGATGGCAAAGTTTGCAGCTGATGAAGCTAAACTTACACAAGAATTAACAGGTGTAGCTAAAGACCTTGATAAAGTTTTTGAACGTACTCCATATATAAGACCTTTCTTATTATTTGCTCGTACTGGTGTAAACGCATTAACCATGATGTCTAAGTACACACCGGGTCTAAATATGTTTATTGGTGAACATGTAGACATAATGACTAAGGCATGGGACCACCCTGACATGGTTAAGTATGGAATAAAAAGTGCTGGTGATTTAGAAATAGCTAAAGCTACAATGCGTGGACGTATGGCTATGGGTTACTCAGTTACTGGTTTAGCGTCATGGGCAGCATTAAATGGAATTATTACAGGTAATGGTCCTCCAGATCGAGGTTATAGAAACACTTGGATTCAAAGTGGATGGCAACCAAGATCTATTAGATTAGGTAATACTTATATTAGTTATGAATCTTTAGAACCTTTTAACGGAATACTTAGTTTAGTTGCTGATATTGTTGATTCACAACAAGTTATGGGTGACGAATGGGTTGGTAATTGGTTTGGTAAAGTTTCGTATTTAATAAGTGCAAACGTAACTAATAAATCATTCTTAGCTGGTCTTTTACAATTATCTGATTTATTAACCAGTCAAGGTGGTGATGCTCCAAGAGTTGCAGCTAACTTTGTTAACTCACAGATACCACTAGCTGGATTAAGAAATGAGATTGGTAAAATTTTATCGCCCGGTATGAGGGAATTAGAATCTGGATTTATGCAAAGTATTCAGAACAGAAACTTATGGGCTGATGTTGTAAATAAAGATGGAAAACTTCCATATAGATATGACCTATTAAATGGTACACCTTTAAGAGATTGGATTCCATTAACACGTTTAGTAAATGCAATACTTCCAATAAATTTAAATATTGGAGTGATGAATGAAACAAGAGATCTTCTTTTAAAAAGTGGTCTTAATTTAAAACAAACATTTAATACTGGTCCTAATGGAGAGGAATTAGAAGGTCATCCAGATCTTAAATCTAAATTTCAATTTTATATGGGTCAACAAAATATAGAAGCTCAGTTGTCAGAAGTATTTACTGATCAAGTTAAAGACTCTATTCGTCAAATGGATGTTGATCGAAATAGCAGAAGATCATATGAACCTAGACATACATTACATGGTGCTGTAATTCATAATGTGTTTAGTAATGCAAAAAAAATTGCATGGGACATGTTGCTCGATGACCCTGAAATAGGTGGCAGAGCACAAGCACTACAGGAATTACATGATCTACAAAAATTACAAGATAACTATCGAATAAGTGGAGATAATGAAACTGATAGGTCGATAGATATCGAAATAGAAAAAATTAAAAATATAAATAATTTACCAAAATAAATAATCTGCCCGGTTAAATTACTTTTTAGCGTAAATGGCTCTTACACAAACTCAATACACAGGAAACGGTTCTACCGTTTTATACAATTTTACATTTCCATATTTAACTGCAACAGACGTTAAGGTAAAAATTAACGGTGTTACGCAGCCTACAACTGAATATTCTTTCGCCAACGCTACTACAGTCCAAATGAATACAGCTCCAGCTAATGGAGCTACTGTTTTAATTTTCCGAGATACAAATAACGATAATAAAAGAGCGACATTTTATCCCGGCTCTGCAATTAAAGCTGAAGATTTAAACGAAAATATAGACCAGATTTTATATGTAGCTCAAGAAGTTGATAACAATGCCATGAGCACGATTGGCGAAGATGCTATGCAAGGTAATCTAGACCTTGGCAATAACAAAATCGTTAATGTTGCTAATCCAATAAATGGAACAGATGGCGTTAATAAAACAACTTTAGAAGCTACTATATCTTCAAATGTCTTAGCTGGTACTGATTTAGCAAAAACTACAAGTAATAACCAAGTAACAATCAACCATAATGTTACTGGTGCGAATACTACGATCAACAACAGTAATGGAAATGTACTACAAGACATCACTGTTTCAGCTCAAGGTCATGTTACCTCAGCTGGTTCTGTTGATTTAGACACCAGATACTATACCGAAACCGAGCTAGATGCTGGTGCTCTTGACCCTTTATATTTTAGACAAGACAGTAGTGAAACTATAGCTAGTGGACAAACTTGGTCTGCAAGTGATACCTATGTAGCTACTACAGCTGCAATTGATGCACGTATTATTGACTTAGTAGATGAAGTTGGCGGTTTTGATATAGTCAACGATGAGCAAAGTTTTCCTGATACAAACCCCGGTGGAACTACAGGACAAGCAGCTGTTTTAAGTATTAAAGCTGCTACTACAGATTTAGTTCCAAGTGGTACAACAGTTACTATAACTAATGGAAACTTAGCTAATAATGCAACTATAACTATTAATAATGTACCAAGTACAATAGCTCAAGGTTTTGGATTTTTAGTAGAATCTACAACGACATTACATACATATACATTTCATAGATTAGTACCTAAAGCTACGGAGGTAACTACAGTTGCTAGTAACGCAACAGCTGTAGCAAATGTTGGAAACAATATCCCTGCAATAAATACTGCAAACTCTAACTCAACTAATATAAGTACAGTTGCTTCTAATATAGGCAACGTAAATACTGTTGGTACTAATATTGCTGACGTTAATACAGTTGCGACTAATATAGCTGATGTTAATAATTACGCTGATACATATCAGGTTGCTTCTAGTGACCCATCAACTAGACCTGACGGTTCAGGTTTACAAGAAGGTGACTTATACTTTAATACTACTACTGATGAACTAAAAGTTTATAATGGAAGTGCTTGGCAAGGTGGTGTAACAGCTACAGGTAACTTAGCTGGTCTTGGAAGTAATACATTTAATGGTAATCAAAATATTAGTGGAGCAGTCACAGCTACATCTTTTACAGGAGATGGAGCTAACTTAACCAATTTACCTGTAGACCTTACAAATTTAAGTGCAACAAACTTAACATCTGGTACTGTTCCCGATGCAAGATTTCCAGCAACTTTACCAGCAGCTAGTGGTGCAAATTTAACCTCTTTACCAGCTGCCAACTTAACAGGTACTATTCCAGATGCTAGATTCCCAGCGACTTTACCAGCAATTAGTGGAGCTAACTTAACTAACTTACCTGTAGACCTTACAAATTTAAGTGCAACTAATTTAACATCCGGAACAATACCTGATGCTAGATTCCCAGCAACTTTACCAGCTATTAGTGGAGCTAATTTAATTAACCTTCCATCAACAGGAGGTTTAACTGGTGGAGGTAATGACGAACTATTTATAGAGTCAGATAATGTAATGAGTACAGACTTTACAACAGGAACAAATAAAAATTATCTGAATCTTCTTCCGTTAACAATTAATGCCACATTAACAGTGGCAAGCGGAAGCAATATATCATTTGTATCAGTTTAAAGTTATGTTACCTAAATTACTCTATTTGTTTAGTTTGACAGAGTTAACAGGCTCTGGCGGTGAACAGTTATTTTTAGAGGCAGATAACGAAATTACTAATAACTTTACAACAACGGCAGATAATAATTACCTTGGCATAAGTCCAGTGACTATTGCATCTGGTACTACCGTAACTGTAACAAATAATTCCTCTATAAATTTTTTATAAACATTTAAATTATGGCTAAATTAAAAGTCAATGAAGTTGAAGCGAATAGTACTAATGCAGATGTAAAAGTAATTACTAAAGGCTCTACTGGAGCGTTAGAAGTCAAAGGTAATTCTGCTAGTGAAGGTACTTTACAACTTAATTGCAGCGCACAAAGTCACGGCGTAAAACTAAAAGCTCCTAGTAACAGCGCAGATCTTGGTTACACAATGACTCTGCCTGATAATCAAATTGCAGCAAGTAAAGGATTAAGAGTTAAAAGTGTAACTAATAATAATGCACAATTAGAATATTCAGATTTCCCTAGTCCAAGTATTGCGGGTTTACCTTTAGATGCTAGTAACTTGACATCAGGCACAGTACCTACTTCAAGCATACCAACTTTTCCAGCTTCTACAGGTTTAGGTTTAAAATTAATATCTTCTCAAGAAGTTACAGCAAGCAATGTATCTCAGATTGAATTTACAGGTCTTGAAAACAATGCTATGTATCATGTGACAATTAAACATCTTGAATGGGATACAACAAGTTCTTCTGTAAATATTGGTTTTGGAAAACCAGATGGTGTTTACTGGGGAGGTATATTAGCAGGGATGTTGTTAGCCTATAGTACATGGTATAGCGGATATAGATATAATCTCGGTTTAAATTACTACGCTTATGCACCTATAGGATTCAATGGTAATGGTTCTTATTTTTATGATGGACCTATGGGTGGCGATTTCGATTTCTATACAGGTGATACCAATGCTGTTGCGGTAAATGGCACAACAAGATACGGATTTTGGGGAGTTGGTAATGGTTGGGCTAAAGGTTTTGCTGCTAGTACAGAAGTATTTTTGGGTCTTAGATCTGGATGGCGAGAGTCACAGATAAGCCGAATCAAATTTTATTTGGATTCTGGTTCCTATAGACCAAACAGAGGATGTAAAATTTTACTTTATAAATACATGGAGTCGTAATGTCAAAAATACAAATTGAAGAAATAGAATCTTTAACAACTAATACTAATTTAAAAGTAATACCTAATGGTACAGGTGTTTTAGAAGTATCAGGTGATACTGATGGTGCATTACAACTTGATGATGTAAAAGTAAAAGCACCACCTTCAAGTGCTGCACAAGATTATACATTAACCATCCCAACAGCTAACGTCACAGCTGATAAATTTATTAAAGTTGACAGCATAACAGGTAGTGGATCTACAGCTGTAGGACAATTAGAATACGAATCTATAGCTACTCCCTCTGCCAGCCCTATAGATGGTGTTAACTTTACCAGTGGAACAGTTCCAAGTGCTAGATATAGCTTAGGTGCTAGTAACGGTGGTGGAGTAAAATTAATACAAAGTGTAGATCTAACAGGTACTTCAACTTCCGCAATAAATTTTACAAGTCTTGATGAAAATGCTCATTATAGATTGATTGGAAAAAGTGTAAGGATAAACAACACTTCATTAAACTTCCATTTTTTTGATGGTATGGGTAATCAAATATATAGTTCTATCTTTTACCATGGTTGGTATGGCAATTACAACAACCATAATAGTGGACAATCAACCAGTAACTTTAGTTATTATACTCAATACAATCAAAACGGTATGTGCTTTACTGCTGACATTGTTACAGGAGTAAATACTTCGGCAACATATCAACAAAGAGCACATATGCATATATGGGGTCACAGCAACACTCAAAAAGAATCTAGATCTGAGTACTACGTTACTTTTAATGAATCACTAGGACAAAAACGAATATATGGCTTAAGTATGTATCCAGCTAGTGGAAGTTTTGATAGTGATACTAAGGTAATGCTTTACAAAATACAGGAGTCATAATGTCAAAAATAAAAGTAGATACTATAGAAAGTAGTAATCAAAATGTAAAACTCGCTCCTAACGGTACAGGAGTAGTTGAGGTAAAAGGAGCTGGTGGTGCAGATGGAACACTAAAACTTGTTTCTAGTAATGGATCTAATGCAGTAAAAATTAAATCTCCGCCTCATAGTAGTGGACAATCTGCTACGTTAGTTTTACCAGATAACCAACCAGTAACAGATAAATATTTAAAAGTTAAAAGCATTACAGGAAGTGGTGCTACAGCAGTTGGTCAACTTGAGTATGGAGATATTCCTACAGCAGATTTAACACAATTAAATGCAAATGATATTTCATCAGGTGTTATACCTTCTTCTAGATTTCCAGCTTCGCAATCAGCTTCGCAAGGAGCAGGGTTAAAACTTGTATCAAAAACAGTTAATAGTACGACTGGTGTAGCTTCAATAACTATTTCAATACCTAGTCAACAAGCTAGATTTTTATTAATTGGTAAGCGGTTAACTTTTAGCAACAACACTTCACCAGCTATAGAGTTTTTAGATACTGACGGTAATATAATGCAACACACATACCTTGAGATGTACGGAGGTAGTAATACTAATAACCACAGTACGACTGCAATGAGAACAAGACTTTATACTAATGCTGATGGTGAAGATTTTGGATTTATATTCGATTTTTCAAGTGATTTCAACCATAGTAGTTTGTTTGGAATGGTAATGCGTGGTGATGCACAAGATAGTACGAGACTTCGATTTACGGCATTCGTTAATAGTGGTACAGGTACAGTGCACTCATTAAGATTTACTCCAAATCAAAATTCTGGCTCATATCCTAGGACTATAGAACCTAACACTGAAATTTTACTTTATCAATACATAGAAAGCTAATGAACAAAATGGTAGATGGCGTATTAATTGCCATGACAGAAGAGGAGATTGCAGCATTTAATGCAAGTCTCCCAACAGAAGAAGAAGTACTCGCTCAAAAATGGGTATTTGTAAGAACCGAAAGAAACGGCAAACTTTCTCAAACAGACTGGAGAGCTGGTAGCGATCTCACATTGTCTGATGAATGGAAAACATATCGTCAGGCACTCAGAGATGTACCTACTCAGTCAGACCCAGATAACATCACTTGGCCGACAGAACCTAGCTGATGCCGAATTGGAAACAAGAACTTAATCAAATTCCAGTTATAAATATTCCACCTATCGAAGAAATAGAAACTATATCTATACCGCTTCCAACAGCAGAAGTACCTTTCTATACACCATTGGTTATACCTCCTAGTGATTTACGAGCAACGGAACAAATAGAAATAGAAACAGATACATCTATAGATAATTATGAAGTAGATGCTAAAACAACAGAAGGTACTTCTACCAAACCAAATACCCAACCGGGAATGAGAACAGTTAATTTGTTTTCTACAAATATAGATATACCTCTTCCTGAAAATGAAATATTAATTACCGCAACAACAACTGCGGTAGCTAGTGTTGCAGCTGCATTAACTGCTACTGCTGTATTTAATTGGGTTGTAAAAATTATGAAACCAGTTATTAAAACAACTTGGAAAAAGATACGTGGAAAAAAACGAACTGAAACCTGATATAGAAAAAAAAGGTTTATTAAAAAAACTAAAAGAAAATATAGATGATCATGATGAACAGATGGCAATACTAGGCGCAGCGGTGCGTTTAGGTGTAGTTATCTGGTCAGGATTCATTATTACCTTAAGTTATGTCGAGCTGCCTATGGTCAAAAAGTCACCTACATCAGGCGATATAACTTTCGTCGCTTCGATTTTTACGGGCGCGCTAGCAACTTTCGGGCTCTCTACTGGTAACGGTAAAAAGAACGGAAATAGCACAACACCAACAACTAAACCAAAAGCATGAAGAAACTAATCTTGCTTTTAGCGTTGTTATCACCCAGCATTGCTAAAGCCAACCAAGTAACTCCAGCATTTACAACTGGAAATATGACCTCAACTACAGTTACAACACAGACTGTAAAAGAAGTCACTAAAAAAGAAATATACGGAGCTGCCGTAAAAACATGGTCAGGGACTAACGTAACTGCATCCGCAGACATTGCTGGGGCTGCAACAAAATTTTCAATTAAAGATGACACAAAAGCATGGCAGTTGGAAACAACTACTAGAGCTGCTGGAATTATAGAAAAATGGGATATAA